TTTCCAGGGTCAGCTCCTTTATCTACAGCATCTGCGCCATTAATTACGGGTATAGCCCATGAGTTACCTGTTGCAAATGCTGCTACATTTACAGCTGTTTTTAGGTCAGGGTTTTCTAATATAGCTTCTCCTACAGGGCGTAACACATCAGCCGCAGCATCAGCAACTGGTCTCACAACATCACCAACTACGTCCGCAACAGGTCTAATTACATCTCCTACAGCATCCGCAACCTCTTGAACAGCGTTTACCACTACGCAGCCTCCATCAACGGTTCTTTACCAAACTTCAAAAACATTGCATACCCTTCTGCGTTTTCTAACTCTACAAACTCTAGGTTCGTATCTAATTTTTCTAGTCGTTTCTGTAGCACACGTAACGCAGGTATTAGTCTTTCACTCCTAATCTGTGCGCTCATGTGTGTGATACCCTTTTTCTGCACGTATGCTCCATACTGATACATATTGTCAATAACATTACGTCCTACATCCATGTTGTATATTCTAACATACATATTATCTTTTTCTTTGCTATATACGCCTACAAATATGCTGTTACCTATCTGCACAGTTTGGACATTTTTGTTTACTATCTCTTGAAGAATTTTTGCCGCTGCATCTTTTCTACTAACATTCTCTGGTATTTGCCCTGAACTCTTCATGTTTTCTATAGCACCGAGTAAAACTTGATTATAACTTAGTTTCTGTTCTTTACTATCCACCAGCTTCATTACGTAATCTCCAAATAACTTGCTACCACGTGTAGTCTGTTTGCTGTTGCTGCTGTTACCTTTAGTATCTCTGATGCTTGCACAACAAGAGGGGCTGTCAGAAGCTCTACTGTGCCATTTGCACCTACAGCTTTTACTTTATATATACTAAATACGTCTGACCCACTTGTTATGGTTAGTGTTATAGTGTCAGCGTTACCTGAGTCCTCTGACACCAAGATAGATTTCATGATAGCTGTGGTGCTTGCAGGGCATGTATACAACGTGGTTATACTGGTGCTTGTGAGGTCTACTTTAGAGTTTTTATAGTTATTTGCCATTAGCTAATAAACCACGCCTGTGCATCTGATTGTTCTTTCAACGTATTCTTTCTAAACTGCTCGTCTATTTGGTTAAAATACAGACGTAACGCATCGTTTAGCTTCATAGCTTCTTCTCGACTGTACTCTGCCCTTGGTAGTGGTAACGCAGGAGCGCGAAAAAGCACGTCATAATCTGTTAAATCTACACTCATTAGCGTCTCCCATCAGGTCGCATATCCAATCTAGGGGAGCCAAGCTGCCATTGCACTCCTGTAGCGTTGGATTGTATCTTTAAATTAAGCTGTCGTCCTCTAACACGCACGTCAAGTTGACTGGTAAACGCTTCTACGGGCGACGTAGCAGAACGTGTTACTGTGCCACTACTGTTTCCACCTTCTGACGGGGTAGACTTGATACCCGACCCAGAGTTCGTTAGCGGGTCTAATGTCAATGTGACAGACGGATTATCTATGGTAGAACCGTCAAAAGTCACATCAGGCATGATTCTATTTACTAAAAACAACCTGTGTCCATCATCAAGATCAAAATCTGCAGACGTTATAAACGCAGTTATCGCTGCAGGTGTACCTGTCTCGTTATCATCTAGCCCCTGCTCATGCTCTACTAATTTACCTGACGTGGTTGCCGCAAGTGGGTTGTCTCTTGCCCCTGAATCTACCCACGCTGTACGTGTTAAGTTGCCAAAATACCACACGTTTTCAGAATAATTGTATATCACATACCTATTTGGCACATCTGACCCTGTTGCACAATAGAACCACCATATCTCGTTGAACGACTCGTTTGTACCTGCAAACACTTGCTCGTATTGGTTTTCGTTAAAATCGTTAAACACGTAACGACGTAGGTCACACTTTAGTGTTTCTGTTCTACCATCATACTTATAGAACTTATCTGTACCCATCCAGTAAGCTATACCATTTGCATACGCCACAGCGTTTTTAGAGGCTATAGATATGTTCTCACCAACAAGGTTAGCCCCCCATACTATGGGCGCACCGACATACTGCAAGCTGTATAACGCAGCGTCTGTCCAAATTAACACGGATTGTCTTGAATTTGCGCCTGTTACAATCTTTGAGCCTTGCGATAGGCGTAAGCTACCTGCCTGATTTGTAGCCGCAGGTGTCCAGTCTACCAAACTTTCTTGGTCAGACCACCGAACAAGCAAAGGATCTATGTCAGAACTTCCTACTGGGTTAACACCCAAACAGAAAACAAAACGACTTACATCAGACACGATTACATTGTTGTGTGTGGTGGGAACTCCTGATGCACCCGACAAACCAGACACAAGCACACCACGTGTAGATATGCCGTTGGTAACGTCCCATGTATATAGTTTACCCCCATCAAACCCCAACACCAAATCTTCACCAAAGTTCTGTTGATGCCATAAACGAATACCAAACGAGGTTGATCCACTATTATTCCATGTTGTACCTGCTTCGTTCCATGCACCTCCGCCCCAACCTGTTAAGGCTGTCTGCCCCTCTTTACCTATATTTTCTTGGTATTCTACGGTTTCACTTGCTCCAGATGTACCATTACCTGAATCACTGCCCGTGGCTGTGGCTGTAGCTGTAAACGTATACACATTTGCTGATGTGACAGCTGTGATCTCATGCTCCGTGTTAAGCACAGCTGCTGTTATAGCATCGCCTAGCGTAACAAACCCTGCAAAAGTAACAAAGTCTCCTACCTCTGCCCCATGCCCGTTATCTGTCACCGTGATGGTTGTAGACCCGTTTGAGGCTGCAAGAGTAGCAGTATTGGTTGTAGTCTTACGCACAGGAGTTATATCGTAATATCTACCTCCCTGCTCTATGTAAAACTTCTTGTGTGTGCCAACACCCACCAAAGGTATGCTACCAAGTGTTGTCCATGCACGTAAAGATCGGGCTTTTCCGTCAAACGTGTTATCAGATATACGTGTCCACCCACCTATCTTCTCAGGACTACCCTGTCGAAAGCGTATTTTATCACAGTCAAACCACCCACCCTCGTTGGTATATCGGGTGTTTTCTCTATTAACTCCAGGTTTAAATACTACTTTCTTTAGGGTCATTACATCAGCTCAAAATGTGGTCCATCTATAAACGGGCGACGACCTTGCGAACGACGTAGGTCTATATAGGCATTCATAGCTTCTTCTGCTGTGCCTTCCCAGTCACGAAAGTCATCTATGTGCCATGCCGCGCCCCACCTAATTTTAACACCTTCTCGCACAGCTGCTTCTTTCATTGCGTCGGCTATGTCATCGTACAGGTTCAACTCCCAGCTCGCCCGTCCAGAAATATAAGCCATTAAGTCGACGGCATCTCCTGTAAGGTGTTTAGACTTCATCGTCTGCGATGCCCCACGGGCTACGAGGTCAGCCTGTTCTGCCTCAGTACGGAGACCACAGATCACTCCGAAGTCGACGTTGCTCACTGTGATGGCATGCGTAACAACTGAGTGCATTTCTGCTTTTACTCCATCTAACCGTCCTAAACTTCTCTGTGATAATTTAAACGCCATCATTTCCTCCTTAATTTAGTAAATGATCGTAGCCCAAAGCTAGCAGCAATACTTGCATACATGCCGTATGTTACCCACTCAGGACATTTTTCAAGGTTCTCAAAGCCTTTTGCCATATACTCTTGTATGCCCCACAAAGGTATAAAGTTGGCAATAAGTATGGCTACGAACACAACAGTCCACAGCTCGTCTTTCCACGAGTTTTTAGACGCATCCATCGCGATTGTTTCCCAATTTGCTGTGCCTTCTGCTATCTTCTGCTCTTTCATAGCCTTTGCCTTCTGAATCTCTGCTTTTGAGTCTAGAAAGCTAGTACCTAATCCAACTATAGAACTAAGGATCTGACTTATCATTACCCCCTCCTTTTGATTCTTTGTTTATGAATACGGCAAAACTCCCTGTCATCGCTCCTGTTACAACCGATATAAGAGATGCCATCTGTGTGCTAAGTTCTGGTTGCGCTAACGCATACTCTATGCACCGTATGTATACAATGGTCATTACAAGCATCATAAATCTGGGAACTATCTGCCATTTGTTTAGATTTTCTGGTGTCATTATTACCTCTTAAAACTATCGTTCAAAGAATCTACTACGCTGTCTATATTAGGCTCTTGCCCCCCTGGATCGTACCGACATTGGAACTCTACGGGACATTCACCTTCTACAACCAGAGTATATGTATCATTTGCGCCTTTGTATAGGCAAACTTGTTGCCCGTTTCTTGCCTTTCTTCTTTTATATCGTCTGCATGTCACGTATTTCGGGTCCTCTCTAACCCCTTTGCGTATCTCTTGTTCCCATGTCCAGTCGCTAAATTTCTTAAGAAAACACGTAAAACACTGCTTTATGTTCTCTGATTTAGCTAGATATATCGTATCTCCTTCTACACATAACCATTCAAACGTCTCTTGACCACCCTGCTTACGTACACAGTTACTCGAACCAGCCCCTGTCGAGTCCCATAAGGGAGTAGACAAAGAGACCAAGAAGACCCAAGCCAACAGCAAGCACGATAACAAGCGCAACGATACCAATGACTTTCTCTCTAAATATCTTTTTATCATATATCTCCTGTTGCCTACGCTTACGTATTTGCCCTTCCATTCTTAGCAGTTCGTCCCATGCCGCTGTTCCGTGGGTAAACTTAATAAACTGTTGTAACTCGTATCGTTGCTCTTCTAGTCTCTTTTTTGCCGTGAACGCTTCGATTGCCTCTTGTTCTATACTACCACCGCTAAACACTTTACGAAACATAGTTGGGTTCTTAGCGGATTTATGTGCTGCATCCACGTCACTAACAGCACCCATCCAACGCGATAGATCCTGTGACATGCTTTCAAGGTCACGCCCTGCCTGAAAGGCTCTCTTTATGCCATTAAATGCCGTGCTGGCTGTAGCTACAGCAGCGGATATAGTGACGGGATCAAACATTTAGATAACTCCACTGAAGATAACTCCTAGGGTTGCTGTGGTATATATACCAAATGCCCATATAACAAGGTATTCTAAACGTCTGACCCTTGATTCTATGGCCCGCATCTGTTGCTGTAAAACAGCTAACTGAGTAAGTATTGTTGTAATATCTGCTTTCGTCATGGTCAACCTGGAATTAGTGCCACGGCTAGATATGTAAAAGTGCTACCTGATATGCTTGCCCCTGCAGGTAGTATAGTAGCAAAAGCGTCGTTAGTACCGCTGTCTCCATCTGCCATGTCTAAGCTATGTGTTGAACCATCTGCCTCTGTGACGGTAAAAGTAAAACTACCTCCACCTGCTGCACTTCTCCCTGATATAAAATGAGGGTATGTAGAAGCTGTAAAACTTGTAGTAGTGCCATTTGAGTAAATACCACTAGCGGCTAAAAAACTATTCTTTAGAGATAACGTACCAGAACTTGTTATCGTACCACCTGTCAAGCCGCTGCCTGTGGCTACACTTGTAACAGTTCCGCTTGTAGCCCCTGCAGTTGCGTATGTCTTCACAGCACTAGCAGGTATGGTCTTCATTGTACCAGCATCGTTGACTATTATGCCATCTGAGTCTGCTACGGTTATGGAGCTACCGACTGATGTGTCTCCGTCTAACAGGTTTAGTTCCCCAGCGGTTACAGTTGCGGTGTCTAGTATGTTTAACTCAGCAGCAGTGGACGTTACAGCTGTGCCATTTATAGCAAACTTGTCTGTAACCACGTTAAACGTGCCGTTATCTTCTATTCTAGCAACCTCTGTTCCATCTCTTTGTTGAAATATTATGTCCTTAGCATCAGCAACAGGTCTAATAATCACGTCACTTGACGAGTTAGTAACTCTTAGTATCTCTGTGCCACCGACAGAAAATTTAAAATCTCCCCCACCTGCGTCTAAGTCAATATCACCTGCCACATCCACTGTAAGATCGCCAGAACTCAAGTCTATCTCCGTACCATCAATCGTTATGTCATCTGCTTTCAAGCCGCCATTCGCTGTTACAGTAGTAAAAACTCCTGCCCCACCTGTATTTACATTAGGAAACAACGCGGTTAAGTCTGTTACGGCAGCTCCTGATCCTGCCCCGTCAGCGAAAATAATCGCGCCTCCACCTGCGGCTACATTAACATTTGCCCCTGACCCCTGAGTAAAAGTGGCTATTTGACTTGTACCGTTCTTAACAAAGTATAATTTTTGAGCATCATTTGGTGATATTGTTATAGTGTTTGTGCCTGAAGGTGATCCCCCTAGAACCAAGACTTTTGACATGCCATCAGAAACTGAGCCATCGCTGGTTGTGAGTGTGTGCGTAGTGCCTGAAAGTGTTATATCTATAACGCCATTAGTTAGTTTATCTATAATATCGAAGTTTGTGTTTGTAGTATCGCCCCATGTACCAGACTGCTCACCTGAACCAATCTTCTCAATACCACCATTAGTTGTATACGTAGATACCATGTTTCACCTCTATATTTCTGTCCACGTTTGTGAAGCTCCTGTTGATATTTCTGTCCACGTCTGTGACGCTCCTGTGGTTATATTTGTATACTCAGTTGTTACGCCAGTAATAATTTCTCCCCATATTAGTACATCTCCTAGAGAAAGTGTAGCAGAATTTCCAGTCACACTTAGAACTGCTGATCCTGTTACGCTAGACAGACTGCCAAAAGCTGATGTTGCTGCCACACCTGTTACACTAACAGCACCTGTCGATTCGACTCCTACCGCATTTATAGCTGTGGTTCCACTTACCCCTGATAAAAATAACGTAACTCCTGGCTGGTCAGCTATTGCTACTTCTGATATGGCATTAAAGCCAAGCATTAGGCTACTAGATAGCCAGAAAAATGGCTATTTGTTTGTACGTCCATTTGTGCAGAGCCTGAGTTATCTAGTTCAAATTCAACATGAGCCGTGTCACCTGCATCCATATCAGCTAAAACGTGTATTTGAAACACATAATAATCTACATCGTTATTTAACACTGGTTCTATTATATCGTAATAATTTCTGTTAGATGTATTAAGAGTGCATTGAACATAATTAGAAGCAGTATCCATGTTTTGAACATAAGCGTGTACGTCAAATTGATATTTACCTGTAATTGGAGCAGTAAAAGTATTACTGGCAAAATCACTACCTTGATCAAATATCTCGTTGTCAAACGTCACTGTTGTGGTTGCATTTATTGGAATATTACTTTGAGTGCTTGTAATCCTAGCCATAAATGCAGGATGTGAGGTTCTTGCTACTTCTCCACTGCCTATAAATTTTGCTAACTCTGCTGCTTTGCTCATGGTGTTATCCTATTAAGTGTCCACCAAATCCATTATAGATATCCGTAGCACCTGCTACTCCATAAATATAACTATCTGTCACATTAACTGTAACATATTGACTTGCTGATAATTCAATTATTTGCGAGAAACTTACATGGGCATAATTACTAGCATCTATAATATGATATATTCGTTGCATACCAGTAAAATTACCTCCATCAACTTGAAACCTTGCTCCAAAAGTGCTACCACTACCTAGTTTAGCTGCTGAAGAATTGCCACAAACAAAGCCATGAAAACTAAAAAAATATATACCTGCTACTGGTGCTGTAAATCTTCCATTTGAGTTGTCGTAATGTGAGCCTTTGTTTATACTAACTAAATCGAATACTAAAGGACCTTGATGACCAGAACTACCTGATGCGTTTGTTATAGATGCTGTAAATGCTACTTGTTGTGGCAATGTAACCCTTCCACTACTATCCACAGAAATAGCCGTTGTAGAGTTCGTTGCGTCTTGTATGGTATTTACTTTAAGTATTGATGCCATTAGCCTGCAATCTCCATAACTGTAATTTCTGATGATGTTCTTACATCATACCAAGCATCCGTATCCCTATTAGAACGATTAACATAGAGTGTTCCATATTCAGTGCCACATTGAACTTTATAAGTAATTTGAGAAGAAGTGCTTGGACTATCTAAGCATGAAGTTACATGGTCTGTTACCCCCCAGTTTGATTCTTGTTGTGAAGATGATGCAACAGTAGCTCTAGAACTTGCACTATCTCCTACCCCAATAACTGTAGAATCTCTCACCAATCGAAAGTATGTATGTCCTTGTGTCCAAATCATTCCACTTATTTTTGCACTTATAAGAAACTTACTACTAGAAGACGCAGGAGTTATGTTTACAGAAAGACCAGTTAAATCTACAAATCCACCACTATTAATAACAGAAGTGGTTGTGAATGTATCTGTCTTTTGTGATTGTAAAACTTGAATGACATGACCTGTACTAAGCAACTTAGCATTTGTAGTAAGATTACCACTACTATCTATCGTCAAGGCACTTGTGCCACCAGAATGTTTTATTGCATCTACATGAAGTTCACTTGCCATTACTGTGCTATCTCCATTACTGTCATTATTTCTTCCGTGCTACCAGAGCCAGAGCTACTATTTGCAACAACTGTCATATTATAATAACCTCTAAATTTACAAGTATATGTTCTTGCATTTGTATCTCCTGCTACATGAGATATGGTTCTTGAAAATCTACTAATAATTCGTGTTTCATCTTTATACATTTCCCAAGGTTTATCAGTTGAATCCTGACCAACATCATGTAAGGCAGTGCTATCTTTAAATATTTGCCAACCAAAACCACCCCCTGCACTCGCTCCTTTTGCGAGATGACCATCCCAATGTATTTGTATAATACTATTTGCAAATTTTGGGGTAAGAGAAATAGCAACGGAAGTTGCTACAAAACTATTCGCACCATTAGACACCTCTGTTGCACTTGTTTGAAATTTATATTGTATAACACTACCTTCTGGCATCTGTACAGTGCTTGCCGTAGTCTTCCCCTCAATCTTATCTACTAATAATCTACTAGTCATACTATTGTATACACTCCGTTAACTGTAATTGTAGCATTTGTAACTGTTATAGGTCCTGCTGACAATCCGTTTGTACCACTGGGTATTGTTATATCTGCTGTGATACTGTTGCCGTTGGTTCGTATTATACTGTCGTTTCCAAGAAAAGGATAGCGTGTATCTGATTCTGCTTTGGTGTAGCTGTTGGCTATGCTGAAAGCGTCATACACTATAATCTCTACCACATCATTAAGAGATGCTCCTGTTACTAGCACCACCGTTGTACCAGAAGTAGATGTGTAGTCTGTTGCAGGTTTAAGTAAAACACCATTTTGATAGACATCTACATACTCACCATCGCTGTAGCTCAATACGTTTGCATTGGCATCGGAACCACTAAACGAGGTTTGACTTGCTGTGGCTTGGTATATGAAGCGTGTTCTAACGCCTTGATTTGGTGCTTTTCCTATGTATGGCATTACTGTGCTATCTCCTGTACTTTTATAGTGCTTGTCATACTAGCATTATTTACTATTAATGTACCACTATCTCCTGTTGCAAAAGGTCTACCTTGAAGCTTAATAGTTCTTGCACTTGTACTTGAAGCAGACACAGAAACTTCTTTGTTAAGCCTTTCTTTAAAAATAATTGCTGAACCACCTGCTTCATAGCAATAGAACTCATAATCTTGAGGGGTTTCTTGAATAGCTGTACCGTCATGAACAACATTTATTGTACAACCTTGTCCCGTATTAGAGTTTCTTGCCATTCTTATTGAAACATTAATTGAAATCAATAACAGACTTGATGCAAGTTTTGGGGTGAATGAAAATGATGAACCAGTTAAGTCAGCATCAGAATCCGTTGAGTTTGTCGTTGTATCAGTAAAAGCATGAATGACTGTCTGTATGACAGTCCCAACTTGCATAGCTCCATAACCTAGTGTAGTTAACGCCACTTCTTACTCCTAGCTTAGTTTAGTTGGAAAGGTTACACTACTCATGTCTAATGTACCATCACTTGCTAACTTTGGATCAGAGTTTGCAGGTAAGTCTCTCAAGGCTTGTCTATAGGTTTTCATGGCACTCGACATGGTTACGTCACCTAACGCAGTCCAATCTGTTTCTGCCAGTAGTCTGTCTCGTTCTACACGAAGCAATCGCATTGGCTCACGGCTTTGCAGTAGTGTCTTTTCACCTGCTACCTGTGCATATGTTACACCCCAGTCCTTTGGGTCTGCACTTTCGATAGCTGAACCATTTGCATCTGCTCCAGTAACCTTACGAAACATCTGGTTGAACTCTTCTTCATTTGTAGGTTCTCCTCTAAGAACCCACTCTTTAATTCCTAAACTTGTTAATGCTTGTGATATTGTTGTCATTGTTTTCTCCTTATACTTGTATCTCCATCACACATAGTTGTGATTGTGTATTGTCACCATTTACATGAATAACACCACCACTACTAGAACTAGCTTTAACTTTATAAGTAATAGTGGAGGTAGTGTTTGGCTCATCTAGATGTTGCATGGCTATATTATGGTAAGAATTAGCGTTTGTGTAACCAATAGTTGCTGAGTCGTGATCGCCTAGTTCAGTTTCTGTTCCTCCCACGACTCTCCTCAAAGACACCCTTCCAGAAGAAGAAGCACTTTGAGCAAATACTTCATACATATTTGCAAATATCTGCATTTTGCTATTTTGAAATTTAGGTGTAATATCTAATGTTAAACCTGTGTCCACTAAAGATGTTGAAGTTATAGATTGTGTGTCATCGTCTACTGCTGTAACGACTTGTATTATCGTTCCTGCTGGCATAGCCACTGTTCCTGCTGTCGTTTTACCCTGAATTGTGTCTACTGATAGTGTACTCATTGGGCAATCTCCGTTGCTTTCAAGACTAAATTTGATGGTGTGTAATTATAGTAGTATGTATTAGCGTTTACTTGAGCATATATCTGATAATTTATTGCACTTGTTGTTGCGTGAGTTGTATCTACAAACTCAACAGAATGAGGATTGCCATAGTTGACACCTCCATTAGCTTGTTCTTGTACTTGAGCCAATGATGTGTAGCTACCTCCAGTTAACTGTCTATAAAGATGCAATCTTCCTACCATTGCATCACCTGATGAACCACCACTATAACTTTGCTCTCCCCCTGTAAGGTTTATTAGTATTAAACTGTTTGAAAACTTTGGTGTTATAGAAACAATATGACCTGTAGCTGTTGCAGAAGTTGCTGTTATTGTAGTTGTATCTGTTATTGTAGTCGATTGCATTTGCACAATATACCTATAATTGCCATCTGCTGTCTGTCCTCGTATGCTGTCTACTCTTAATGTACTCATTGTTTATCCTATGATTGTGCAGGTGCAATTTTTTTAAATGTTGTTCGTGAATAATATTTGTTTCTAACAACAATAGAAGCGGCATGGTCAAGACGAAACCTAGCTCTAAATGTGCTTGCGTCTGTTACATTTGTAATTAAAAAAGCATTTGCTGAAGAATATCCAGTTCCACCATAATTTTCTAATTGTGAGTAGAAAAAAGAAGAATTGTAAGCTCCACCACTATCTGATGAAATATCAATACTAGTTCCTGCAAATGAATTATCACTTGTGCTATACCAACCAACTACATGGTGAATCTCATAAACTCCAGTTGAAGGGAAGGTGAATATTCCATTTGAGTCAAAAGTTGGAGGACTACCAATATTTTTAAAAGACCAATTAGCATCATCGTGCAAAGAAATCCAAGCCACATGAGATGAACTACCCATAGTAATTGTACCACTACCCACTGAAGCATTATCACTTGGTGAAAACATAGCTACAGTCATTTGAGGGTTATTTACCTCTCCTGTGGTCGATATTTCTTGAGCCGTAGTGCCATTCGTGTGCTTTATATTCTGTACTAGAAGGTTGCTCATATGATTGCTAAGTTGCCCCCTGAGTTTACTGTGATGGTTATGCCAGAAGATACTGTCAAAGGTCCTGTCGCTGTCGCATTCTCTGTTGCTTCAATCGTTGTATCCACATCTACAGTCTGTGAGTTAACCCTAAACATACCACCATTCTTGAAGTTTCCTTTGTTCTGCGTTGGTATCGTAATACTTGTATCTGTTGCACCAAGATAAATAACAAAGATATTACCTGTGCCAGTTGAGGGAGCCTCTGTAAATGTAAGGTTTGTGCCATTAGGCACTGTAAATGCGTCTACACTCTCCTGTATTACACCGTCAACGCTTACTACGATATCTTCTTGGGCAACAGTCTGGTTTAGCGTAAAGACCGTTGTGCTGTTATCTCCGTTGAACTCCTGCGTTGCAGGTCTTGATGAAAAACTAGAACCAACTTGACTTCCTATGTATGGCATTATGTAATCTCCATTATACTCGCTACAGTATCAAGGCTATTCGCTGTGTTTGATGAAACACTTAACGTATGACCTGTCTCCATAATAACCTTATTACCTCCCATGTATTCAAAGGATGAACCAGAGGGTATCGGTATGGTTTTGGCTAAAAACACAGTCTGCCCTGCACTCAACTTGATATCGGCTGTTATCTGACTTGTAGTCGTGTTTGCTAGTGTCAAACCAATCACAACCGTTGTTGTAGCAGATGGAGCCGTGTAGACATTCATCAAAGCGTTAGCCGATGTGTTCGAGCCATCATACACTTTGTTCTTAAATGTATTAGCCATCTGTTTCTCCTTAACCTACATCATCTAGTAATGCACACACTATGACCTCTGCTGTAGATGCTGACGATATTGCGTGTATTCCTGCTACAGTGCAATTAGGTAGTCTAGCTGTAAAGGCTTCATTAGGTCCTATAGTTACAGCTTGCGCTAGAGATGAAGACGCTGTGCCTGCATCAAATGTTACATAAATACTTCTACTATTTGTATCAACATTCTTAATAAACAAGAACTTCACTTTATCACCAGTAGCCACAGCAGTTGGTGCTGTGTCGTCATCTACGGCTGTGTAGTCTGTATAATATCCTGCGATCAAGTCTGTACTAGAATTAGATACACTCGTAAGTTTGTAATACCATTTATCGTTTGCATCAGCAGGTGTTACAGTCGTTGTTGCTGATATAGTTTTTGCAATTTCATCAGGTAGTATAGTAGCCTGTATCGTTGCGATTGCGTCATCTGCCATATCTTTTCTCCTTTATCCTAACGCTATTGCCAAAGCTGTTGCATCATCTGTTGTGGCTGCCCCTATGTCTGTTGCAAGCTCAGAGGCACTTCTACCCTCTATGCTTGTTCCGTCAACTCTTAGAAAATCATTATCTACCACGTTTGCATTTGCAACCAAAACATTGCCATTTGCTATACCTGTGGATAATGTTGCGGTTGATGTTATAGCTACATCATTAAGTGTCATAGCATCAGCTTCAAGCGTTCCGTCCACATCCACATCACCAGATATATCTAGTGATCCTGCCTGTAACGCTCCGTCTGTAACGGTTAAGTTCCCTGTAGATGCCCCAGTGGCTGTTGTTGTTCCTACTACAAATGTATCAGAACTCTCATCCCACATTATTATGGCATTATCGCCAGTAGAACCTCTTTCTATGACTATACCACAGTCGTTAGAGTTTGAGGTTGCTCCGCTGTTTAACTCTAACAAACTGTCCTTAATAGTTGTATTTGTCGTATCCACAGTTGTAGTTGTGCCGTTTACTGTAAGGTTCCCTGCTAGAGTTACATTAGCTCCGCTAAACGTCATAGCTGTTGTTGGGGTAGATCCAGACTTAACTACCAACTCACCACTGCTATTTGTTAAGCTACCGAATGTAGTACCATCGTCTTTCAACGTTACATCAGCTCCACCTGCATCTAGGGTTATGTCTCCTGCTGAGTCTAATGTAATCGTTGATCCTGTTACTGTTTCTATAACAGGGCTTGTCAGCGTTTTGTTCGTAAGTGTTTGTGTAATATCTACAGCGACTAATGCTTGGGCAGAACTGTCGTTAGCCCCACTTGGTAATAATAAAGTGTTACTAGCACTTGCTGAGTGAGGTTGAGACTTTAAAGTCTGTCCATGTGAATTATTCTGACAATTTAATATTATCTTTCCTTGATTTTCCGATCCTGTATTGTTGCCTTTTACAACAAGACCTCCAGTGCCATGAGGAGCTACTTCTATATTAGCATTGCCAGAAGCTGATATTATGTCGTTCCCATTCACATCTAAGTTTCCACCCAGTTGTGGTGAAGTATCGTTTACCACGTCAACTCCTGTAAGAGATGCGCCACTACCGCTAAAAGCTGTAGCTGTTACTGTGCCTCCAATGGATACATTGTTGCTACCATCTTCCACGACAATCTTACTTGCAGGGACTGTTATAAATACTTCTTTTGTGCCTACACCAAGATCTACCTTATTGTTACTATTTGAACTGGCAAAGATAGTGCCTCGTGCTAACGTGTTAGAGGAATATGTGCCAACACCCACTTCAAAAGCATTGTTAGTATTATCAACAATCGCATAATACGTGGTATCAGAATCAGATAGGTTAGCGGAAAACCTTTCAAAATTAGTAACTGCGGCAAGCAAAGTTAAAGTGCCTGTTCCTGTTGTTGTGGTGGATTCTTTTACTCTATCTGCGATTGCAAATGCCATTATGCTATCCTTATCAGTGCGTTGCTCGCATCGTTAGTTGGAAAGTTTATTTGGAACGTGCCACTTGATGCTGATTTATCTGCCCCAAAATCTAACACACATACAGCTTTATTAGAATCGCTTGAGTTATATATTAACGCTCCTCTTGCGGTCAAAGTAACACCAGTAAACGTTAGAGTACCAAACTGTGTTGTGGCAGTTGATGTGGACTTTAATGAGGGGTCAACTCGTGTTAACGTACCCCCACCCTGACTGTAATCTCCCGTGGCAGATATTTCGTTTGACGCTGACGTGCTGTACGTTGTGACTGTAGCGTCCATAGTGCTACTACTTCCCCCTAGATTATCATTACCCGCCTGGGAGTTTGTATACATGGCAAACTTAAAAGTATCTCCTCCACTATTTTTGAAGTTATGTACTCCTTCTAGTAACTCTTGCTTAAATGAATTACATAATGCGTTGCCTGAAAAAGCCATTATATTCTCCTTATATGTTCTGCGAGTTTGTCGTACCCTGCGTCTTTTATTGCATTATATATTGTTACTCTATCATGTTTTATAGCTTGTTTCATATACTCTAGTATAACACGCTCTAAATGACCACGAAATGCTTGTGCTTGATCTTTTATGGCAGGTGGTGCTGTATCACTTACAGCTATTATTTTATCTAAACATAACGCTGTCACTTCTTCGGGAGTCAAACCTCTGTTGTCAGTGGTTATAACATCCACACTAAAGTTTTCTCCCATTTTTATTGCATTTGTTAACATTAACTAACCTCTACCTTATACGTTCCAGATCTGTAGTTATCTGTAACATTTCTACCCTCATATGCGTTTTTAAGCAATGTAATTGATTGTAAGTATAATTTCTCGTAATTTTGTATGACATCTGGCTCTTGTTTTTGAAACCGCACAGCTTCTATCAACGCTCCATTCAACAAGGCTGAATCAAAGTCATCACCCAAGAAAGTATTAGTGGCTGTAACGATAGAGGTTGGATAGTGACCATAATAAAGTTCTACATTATATGCAGCATCAGGTGTGGGTCCTAATATGAAAAACCCGTCTGACCACTGCGAATAATGCTTTGGTGTGCCTGTTGTGGTAGGGTTTGGGTATGCCTCACGCATAAAGTTAACGTCTTTATATAATAGAAAAGAATATACGTTACCTGCCGTAGTGTATATGGCCATGCTGTATGCGTATAAAAAGTCTCCAGGTAAGGCTAAATATCTATTGCTGGATGTGGTCGTGGCAGATACATTCTTACGTAACGCAGGTATCTGTACAGTATTGTATATCTTCTGTTCGGCTTGCTGTATGAACATGTTTACCTGTGCGTCTGTAAACGTCGTTTCACATATGTCCGCTATGTTTGTTTTTAAGTCTGTATAATTCATGTTGTCACCGTTACCGATCCTACACCACTAATCATTTTTAAACTACTACTCTTACTTAGTCCATAGTTGTTCTGTCCATCACCCACAGGATTCCAACCCCACGCATAGTTTCTACTTTGTTCGTACCCTGCAAAATCAGGACGTGGATCACGTATCGCCTGGGGATCACGCACAGGATACAACCCTTGTTTGTTTTGTGGGTGGTCAGGACTAAAACATTGTGGACATGCTTTGATGTTTGTATCTCTACCTCTGGTAATTATGTTTCGTAACTCACGTAGTTTAAAACGAAACCCGCAAATGTCACATTCAGCTATTGCCTTTCTGCTGGATGCAAATGCCACTAGATCCTCCCTACTCGTGGTACGAAACGCTCAGATACTTTCTCTCTGTCTTCACCAGCAGCGAGATTATACTGTTCGTCGTAGTCCGCTTTTAACATCTGTACTCTGCCCGATAGTTCAGGTGTCTTCATAGCTATGTTATATGCCAACCCTGCTACCAGACAGGGTAAAAATCTGAAGTTCATATCTGCTGTTTCTATACCATTTCCTGCATCTTCTATACGTCGTAATCGCCAGTATACAAAGCTATAGGACTTATCAGGTACGGGCCACAGGTTTATTCGTGGTGCATCACGTAGTCTTTCAACCCACACTTGAATAGGTCTACCGCGTATTAACTTGTTAGGGATAGACGCGAAGGTAGTCACACCAATACGACTTATGGTGAGATCAGATTGTGTAGATCCTCCATCACCATACTGACCCCCAGAACCACTGTCACCCGTTCGTATGACTTGATCTAGTAGGTCTATAGTATCTGCATTAAGTGTGTATTGTGCCGTACCTGCGGTTACAGCTTGTGTTACGCTATCTATCGTCCAAAGGTTTAACCCTCGGTTTTGCCATTCTATAGTCAACAAGTTCATGGATCTACGAGCAGTTCTTAGGTCATACCCAGAACGCATTTCACGACCTGCACGTTCCCACGCTTCTTCAGCGATCTCCGTGAAGTCCATGTTAAATGCTGTAGTACCCGATGTAGCCATTATTAGTCCTCGCTAGGTGTGTGCAAGACGTGAGCAAAATAAGCGTCTACCTCTTTTAACAATTCACTTTTTGATTTACGTCTGTCCAACTCTACACCATGTTCGCGCATCATGGCTTCTAGTTCTAGCTTTGTCATAGACTTGTAGTTAGGAGAGTCGTCAGATACTGTCTCTTCTACGGGTTCCACAGTCGTGCCTCCCATAGACTTTAGTCTTGCTTCAGCTTCTTCTTTTGTCATCGGGTCAAACACAACAGTGGTGTGTGTCCCGTCGCTATTCTTTTCTGCTATTTGGTACACAGGTTCTCCTGTTGCAAACGTACCATTCTGTATAAGTTCCATACTGCCTCCTATATATACTGTGTCTTCTTTCTTCTATTTGCCATTATAGCACCGCAACCTCGTGCAATGCTTCGTTTACGTCGAGCAAGCCCCCCGCCTTTTAGTTTGATAGGTCCACCTTTTTTCTTCTCAGGTGCGATTATCACTCCTTTGGTTCTACCATACTCTTGAAGACTCATAATATTCTGAATGGCATCATTATCAAAATACTCCTTACGTATCTGTTGTTCTAGTTCATCCATGTCTTTCATAGTCTTCTTCTCCTTGCAAGTCCGCCCGTTCGTAGTTTTACTGTAGCAGGTTTGGTATTTTTTACTACAGTTTTCCCTTTTGCGCCTTCTCGCTTCTTTTTCTTGGCTGTAGTGGCTCGTTGGCTCTGGGACAGACTCCTAGCCTTTGCGGCAGGTAAGCATCTGTCAGGATTCTTTTTATCCTTAGATGTACCGCAAGGACCTTTGATCTTTCCGTCTGTCCCTATACGAACCCACTTCTGATCTAACCACTTCTTAAGTTCACCCATTACTTCTTCTTTTTCTTTTTACCTTTTGCACCCTTTGCGTAGTTAGGGTCTTTACAGTATTTAGAAGCCGCAAGGTTGGCATACGCTGAAGGGTATGTGTCGAAGGTGCGTTTTGCCCACGCCTTACCAGCAGGACAAATTTTACCTCCTTTTTTGTAATACCTACGTAACGCCATGACTTACCTCATTTTTGCTGGTCTTACACCTTTTCGTGCTATACCTGCGCCTCTTACCTTGGCTTTAGCCTTCTTCTTACCGCCTTTAGCACCGCCTTTGACCATCTTGCCTTTAGCCATCATCTTCTTGACCATTTTACCGCCAGCCATTTTCTTGATAGCTCCACCTTTGGCATTACCTTGAGATTTAGCAGCGTTCTTCATAGGTTCTGTTTTATCACCATCTTTATCAAGATCTAAGAAGTCAGGCTTTGCTGCACCAACTGTCTTACCCATAGCGTAACCCTTTTTGGTTTTACCTCCAGCCATCATCTTCTTAACCATTTTACCGCCAGCCATCATCTTCTTTTTAACTCCTTTGCCGCCAGCCATCATCTTCTTCTTCATCTTAGCCATCTTCTTGCTCCTCTTTGTATAGATTGTTAAAAACACGTTGGGTGTCCCAAACGTATTCGTGATTCTGTTTAGAATGAAAAGTATGTTGATTCGGTCTGAAGTCTGGTGCGCCTTCTCCAGTCTCAAACCACGCAGGGTGTGTGACACGAACCCGATTGTTAGGCAACGCTACTATGTTACCTGTATACTCTCCTGCATCTAACAGTTCAAGAACATGACTCTGTTTGTGTTGGGCAGGATCGTCCGCTACTTCACTGTTTGTATAGTCCACAGTAAAATAGTATTTCGCAGGATAGAACTCTCCGTCTACCTTGGCTATCCAAGGAGCAGGTGTGGCTCTATTCAATACATAAACTGAGTGATCGTGAGACATGCAATCCCACGGTTGTGTTACATAGGTCGGCATCTCTGTGGGCCACTCTTCGTAACTGGTATCAGCTACCAACGCTGTTATGG